CCTCCCCTTTCTATTTCAGGGGAGCGATATGGACTATCAGATGATCATTGGCGGCCTCCAGGTCGGCATGGTGGTTCTTGCGGTACTGGGCGGCTGTGCCGTCATTGCGCAATTAAAGTTCGGCTTGTGGGCAGGCCCGAAGGTGGCACGGCTGTTCCTGATGCGGGGTGTCAAATGATCCTCTGCCTGTTCGCCGGGTTCATCAGCGCGCTGTGCGGCATCGCCGCAGTGATGGGGCTGAATGCGTGAAAAGCCTCGCAGCCATTTTCTTCGCCATAGGAATTCTGCTTGCCCATGAGGCGCAGGCGCAGGCGCAGCAATGCTATTTGCAGGGTAACTTTCAAAGTTGCGACCAGGGTACAGCGTTCGCTGAGTGCCAGACCTTTATGGCCGCTACGCGCGTTAAGTATCCCGGTGGCGAATATGGTGCGTGCACTGCATCTGTTGCTGGCAACACCCCCGGTTTCGATGGCTGGGTAAAGACCTACTCCGCAGGTGTCAAGGGAGTGTTTGTCGGTGCAAGCTCGGTTTTCTATGCGTACCCGAATGCCAAGAAGTGCACCGCACGCCCTGAGGAGTTTGGCTGGGAGGGTGGGGAAACGGCGGCGAGCGTCAACGCATGTCACAACGGCTGCATGTACACCAGTTCACTTGACCCGAATGGAACCGCAGGCGTGTCGTTCGCTCCAACAGGTGGAACGTGCACAGAAAGCGACGCGCCTGCACCCACCCCG